GACGGCACCAGAGCGATCACGCCGCCGACCGCATCGCCAACGCTGGCAGTGCCGGAGTCGGTGAGAGTCGTCACCCAATCCGCCGCGTCCACGTCGCGAAGGAAATCATCCTGAATCGTGAATTGGTTCCGCTGGGCAAGCAGCCACGGAAGCCCGTCAGTTCGTACAGCCATCTATCGGCCCTTTCAGTTGGAGCGAATGGCAGCCAGAAACTGCCGGGTATCAGTCGGGTAGGTCACGTTGATCGCCGCCGGGGGACTGGCCACAGGACGGGGGCCGCGCTGCGAGACGGGCCACGACTCAAGGATCGCCGAACGCTTGCCAGCATCGACAGCCAGCAACGCCGCGACACGCTCAGGAGTCACCTCTCGGCCAGACGACTCCAGCAACTTCCGCGCGTCATGCTCAGCCTTGATGGTGGTGAACGACTCCAGCAAGGCATCGAACTTGGACAGCACGGGGGCCACGGCTTCGGCCATCGCCTTTTTCAGATCTTCGGGGGCCATCCCCTCGCCTTCCATCTCGGTTTCGGCTTCGGGGGGCTCAACAGCGGGGGCCGCGTCCTGTGCCTGCAGCATCTCTTGGGCTTTCAGGATGGCCGCGAGTCGCTTCATTTTTTCAGACCGGTCGGCATCCATCCCCATCACCTCCGCGACCATCGCCGCGAAGTAGTCCATCTCGTTCTCCTGCATCGGCTTGTCGGCGTAGGCATCCATCCCCTCAGCCGCCAGCACCCTCTCTTCACCGGCAGCCACTGCGGCTTCGCGGATCGTCATCGGCTTCCCCTTGCTTTCAAAAAGTCCCGCATTGGTGGCGGGAGTCTGAACCAAATCGACGCTATGGACACGCTCCACCGTCTCGACAATCACCCGCTGGCCGTCCATCCGCACCGTGCCCTCTGCGTGATGACTCAGGCCGATCCGGTTCGGGTTGCGTTCTGCTGCCTCAGCCACGAGTTCCGCTTGCGGGTGACTCCGCAGGTAGTGCAGATCGCCGTAGACGCCGTCCGCTTCCTGCCGCACGTTCCTGATCCACCCGAACGCCTCAGCCAGTGGCCGGTCTTTCCGTTCGGTGGCAGGATGATCGACGTTGACAGGGGCCCCCTCGTACAGGCGGGCAGCCTCAGACATTGCACGGGGCGAGTACTTCCGCCCGTTCTTGCTGTCTGGCCCGAGAATACGCACACCCTCGATCAGTCCGGCTTCCCGGTCCACTCGGCGGGGGGCGATTGCTGTCTGTTCGGTGAGTCTCATATCTCGATTGTCGAGACAGCACAGACAGCCGCAATATCAGAGGGGACAAAATGCCACGTTCATACAAAAGGCACCTTCCGTAAAATTTTACGGAAGGTGCCTTTTGTATGAACGTGGCATTTTGTCCCCTCTGATATTGCGGCTGTCTGTGCTGTCTCGACAATCGAGATATGAGACTCACCGAACAGACAGCAATCGCCCCCCGCCGAGTGGACCGGGAAGCCGGACTGATCGAGGGTGTGCGTATTCTCGGGCCAGACAGCAAGAACGGGCGGAAGTACTCGCCCCGTGCAATGTCTGAGGCTGCCCGCCTGTACGAGGGGGCCCCTGTCAACGTCGATCATCCTGCCACCGAACGGAAAGACCGGCCACTGGCTGAGGCGTTCGGGTGGATCAGGAACGTGCGGCAGGAAGCGGACGGCGTCTACGGCGATCTGCACTACCTGCGGAGTCACCCGCAAGCGGAACTCGTGGCTGAGGCAGCAGAACGCAACCCGAACCGGATCGGCCTGAGTCATCACGCAGAGGGCACGGTGCGGATGGACGGCCAGCGGGTGATTGTCGAGACGGTGGAGCGTGTCCATAGCGTCGATTTGGTTCAGACTCCCGCCACCAATGCGGGACTTTTTGAAAGCAAGGGGAAGCCGATGACGATCCGCGAAGCCGCAGTGGCTGCCGGTGAAGAGAGGGTGCTGGCGGCTGAGGGGATGGATGCCTACGCCGACAAGCCGATGCAGGAGAACGAGATGGACTACTTCGCGGCGATGGTCGCGGAGGTGATGGGGATGGATGCCGACCGGTCTGAAAAAATGAAGCGACTCGCGGCCATCCTGAAAGCCCAAGAGATGCTGCAGGCACAGGACGCGGCCCCCGCTGTTGAGCCCCCCGAAGCCGAAACCGAGATGGAAGGCGAGGGGATGGCCCCCGAAGATCTGAAAAAGGCGATGGCCGAAGCCGTGGCCCCCGTGCTGTCCAAGTTCGATGCCTTGCTGGAGTCGTTCACCACCATCAAGGCTGAGCATGACGCGCGGAAGTTGCTGGAGTCGTCTGGCCGAGAGGTGACTCCTGAGCGTGTCGCGGCGTTGCTGGCTGTCGATGCTGGCAAGCGTTCGGCGATCCTTGAGTCGTGGCCCGTCTCGCAGCGCGGCCCCCGTCCTGTGGCCAGTCCCCCGGCGGCGATCAACGTGACCTACCCGACTGATACCCGGCAGTTTCTGGCTGCCATTCGCTCCAACTGAAAGGGCCGATAGATGGCTGTACGAACTGACGGGCTTCCGTGGCTGCTTGCCCAGCGGAACCAATTCACGATTCAGGATGATTTCCTTCGCGACGTGGACGCGGCGGATTGGGTGACGACTCTCACCGACTCCGGCACTGCCAGCGTTGGCGATGCGGTCGGCGGCGTGATCGCTCTGGTGCCGTC